TCTCTGTTTACTGATAAGTTCCAGATCCTCCTGGCAACTTGCACAAGTCCGACAACCCTGAACGGCCAGGCGTCTTCGTTCATCTATCGGATCGCCACACTCACAACAATGAGTGGCAGATATAGCCTGGTGGTTCAGGCGGCGCATTTTTATTGCTGTGTTGCGCTGTAATTCTTCAATTTCTGATGCTGAATCAATGATGTCTGCCATCTTTCATTAATCCCTGAATTGTTGGTTAATACGCTTGAGGGTGAATGCGAATAATAAAAAAGGAGCCTGTAGCTCCCTGATGATTTTGCTTTTCATGTTCACCGTTCCTTAAAAACGCCGTTTAACATGCCGATTGCTAGACTTAAATGAGTCGGTGTGAATCCCATCAGCGTTACCGTTTCGCGGTGCTTCTTCAGTACGCTACGGCAAATGTCATCGACGTTTTTATCCGGAAACTGCTGTCTGGCTTTTTTGATTTCAGAATTAGCCTGACGGGCAATGCTGCGAAGGGCGTTTTCCTGCTGAGGTGTCACTGAACAAGCCCCATGTCGGCAAGCATAAGCACACAGAATATGAAGCCCGCTGCCAGAAAAATGCATTCAGTGGTTGTCATACCTGGTCTCTCTCATCTGCTTCTGCTTTCGCCACCATCATTTCCAGTTTTTGTGAAAGGGATGTGGCTAACGTATGAAATTCTTCGTCTGTTTCTACTGGTATTGGCACAAACCTGATTCCAATTTGAGCAAGGCTATGTGCCATCTCGATACTCGTTCTTAACTCAACAGGAGATGCTTTGTGCATACAGCTCCCCGTTTATTATTTATCTCCTCAGCCAGCCGCTGTGCTTTCAGGGGATTTCGGGTAACAGAAAGGCCGGGAAATACCCAGCCTCGCTTTGTAACGGAGTAGACGAAAGTGATCGCGCCTACCCGGATATTATCGTGAGGATGCGTCATCGCCATTGCTCCCCAAATACAAAACCAATTTCAGCCAGTGCCTCGTCCATTTTTTCGATGAACTCCGGCACCATCTCGTCAAAACTCGCCATGTAATTTTCATCCCGCTCAACCACGACATAATGCAGGCCTTCACGCTTCATTCGTGGGTCATAGTTGGCAAAGTACCAGGCATCTTTTCGCGTCACCCACATGCTGTACTGCACCTGGGCCATGTAAGCCGACTTTATGGCCTCGAAACCACCGAGCCGGAACTTCATGAAATCCCGGGAGGTAAACGGGCATTTCAGCTCAAGGCCGTTGCCGTCACTGCATAAACCATCGGGAGAGCAGGCGGTGCGCATACTTTCGTCGCGATAGATGATCGGGGATTCAGTAACATTCACGCCGGAAGTAAACTCAAACAGGGCTCTGGCGTCATTCTCGTACTTTTTTCCCCAGGCCAGCGCCTTAGCGTTAACTTCCGGAGCCACACCGGTACAAATCTCAGCCAGCAGGGTGTGAAAGTAGGACATTTTCATGTCAGGCCACTTTTTACCGGAGCGGGGTTTTGCTATCACATTGTGAACTTCTGAAGCCGTGATGACGCCGAGTCGTAATTTGTTCCACGCATCATCTCCCTGTTCGACAGCTCTCACGTCGATCCCGGTACGCTGCAGGATAATGTCCGGTGTCATGCAGCCACCTTCTGCTCAGAGGCTTTCTGTTTCAGGAATCCAAGAGCTTTCACTGCTTCGGCCTGTGTCAGTTCTGACGATGCGCGAATGTCGCGGCGAAATATCTGGGAACAGAGCGGCAATAAGTCGTCATCCCATGTTTTATCCAGGGCAATCAGCAGAGTGTTAATCTCCTGCATGGTTTCATCGTTAACCGGAGTGATGTCGCGTTCCGGCTGACGTTCTGCAGTGTATGCGGTATTTTCGACAATGCGCTCGGCTTCATCCTTGTCATAGATACCAGCAAATCCGAAGGCCAGACGGGCACACTGAATCATGGCTTTATGACGCAACATCCGTTTGGGATGCGACTGCCACGGCCCCGTGATTTCTCTGCCTTCGCGGGTTTTGAATGGTTCGCGGCGGCATTCATCCATCCACTCGGTAACGCAGATCGGATGATTACGGTCCTTGCGGTAAATCCGGCATGTGCAGGATTCATTGTCCTGCTCAAAGTCCATGCCATCAAACTGCTGGTTTTCATTGATGATACGGGACCAGCCATCAACGCCCACCACCGGAACGATGCCGTTCTGCTTATCAGGGAAGGCGTAAATTTCTTTCGTCCACGGATTAAGGCCGTACTGGTTGGCGACGATCAACAATGCGATGAACTGCGCATCGCTGGCATCACCTTTAAATGCCGTCTGGCGAAGAGTGGTGATCAGTTCCTGTGGGTCGACAGAATCCATGCCGACACGTTCAGCCAGCTTCCCTGCCAGCGTTGCGAGTGCTGTACTCATCCGTTTTATACCTCTGAATCAATATCAACCTGATGGTGAGCAATGGTTTCAACCATGTACCGGATGTGTTCTGCCATGCGCTCCTGAAACTCAACATCGTCATCAAACGCACGGGTAATGGCTTTTTTGCTGGCCCCGTGGCGTTGCAAATGATCGATGCATAGCGATTCAAACAGGTGCTGGGGCAGGCCTTTTTCCATGTCGTCTGCCAGTTCTGCCTCTTTCTCTTCACGGGCGATCTGCTGGTAGTGACGCGCCCAGCTCTGAGCCTCAAGACGATCCTGAATGTAATAAGCGTTCATGGCTGAACTCCTGAAATAGCTGTGAAAATATCGTCCGCGAAATGCCGGGCTGATTAGGAAAACAGGGAAGGGGGGTAGTGAATGCTTTTGCTTGATCTCAGTTTCAGTATTAATATCCATTTTTTATAAGCGTCGACGGCCTCACGAAACATCTTTTCATCGCCAATAAAAGTGGCGATAGTGAATTTAGTCTGGATAGCCATAAGTGTTTGATCCATTTTTTGGGACTCCTGGCTGATTAAGTATGTCGATAAGGCGTTTCCATCCGTCACGTAATTTACGGGTGATTCGTTCAAGTAAAGATTCGGAAGGGCAGCCAGCAACAGGCCACCCTGCAATGGCATATTGCATGGTGTGCTCCTTATTTATACATAACGAAAAACGCCTCGAGTGAAGCGTTATTGGTATGCGGTAACGCCGCGCTCAGGCGGCTTTGATAGTCATATCATCTGGATCAAATATTCCTGATGTATCGATATCGGTAATTCTTATTCCTTCGCTACCATCCATTGGAGGCCATCCTTCCTGACCATTTCCATCATTCCAGTCGAACTCACACACAACACCATATGCATTTAAGTCGCTTGAAATTGCTATAAGCAGAGCATGTTGCGCCAGCATGATTAATACAGCATTTAATACAGAGCCGTGTTTATTGAGTCGGTATTCAGAGTCTGACCAGAAATTATTAATCTGGTGAAGTTTTTCCTCTGTCATTACGTCATGGTCGATTTCAATTTCTATTGATGCTTTCCAGTCGTAATCAATGATGTATTTTTTGATGTTTGACATCTGTTCATATCCTCACAGATAAAAAATCGCCCTCACACTGGAGGGCAAAGAAGATTTCCAATAATCAGAACAAGTCGACTCCTGTTTAGTTACGAGCGACATTGCTCCGTGTATTCACTCGTTGGAATGAATACACAGTGCAGTGTTTATTCTGTTGTTTGCGTGAAAATGAAACCCGCCTGAGCGGGTTATGACCACTTTTTGTTTGGATTTCGTTGGTGAGCGTGGTTTACAGGATTATTTGATATACCCCATAACTCTGACTCGCTTATCTCTACACGAGAGAAAGACCTGCTTTCTTTCAGTTCTTTTATAAACCTAGAACCTACGATGACATCTATTGTCCCAGAAAGTTCTTGTAAAAGATCTTTGTTTTTTCTGAGGAAGAAAACATCTTCTTTATATTTAATTTTTACATAGAATTTATTCTGTATTTTTAATATATCAAAGCATGGCAGATATCTATATCCCTCATGCTTTCGCCACTGCTTAACAATTATAACATCTCTTTCATTTACTGCATTAATCAGCCCAAGACCAAGTATAGGTATGAATATTCTATTGTCTGCCGAAAGCGTACAATTATTACCACCAGGCAAATATGTATAAATCATGTCGGAATTTTTATTCGCATCAACGAATGCACGTAAGAATCGTACATATTTTTGCCATCCGTTTATACCAAATTTACCATATAAGTATTCTTTATTTGTTAGAAGAAAACTATTTGTATCAGGAGCCTTATCTACAGACCTGTCGATAAGATCTCCAACTACGTTTACAAAGTCAAAGACAGAGTTTAATAAGAACAATTGTCTTTCAGTCGGGCGAATTTCAATTATGTAGCCTGGATGAAGACGATATTGCATCTGCTTACGAAGTATGCTGAACGCTTGGGTCCGGGCATCTGAAAGCAACTTCCTGTCGCCATCGCCGTGAGCATTGTTTCTAATAAAACTGATATAATTTGCTAATTTTTCAGCCTCTTTTTTGTGTTTTTTTTCGCTCTGATGCTGAGTCTATTGGTTTTGGTATGGACTTGTAATCAATTTTCTTCATTACGTACCTCATGCCAATGGAATGGATTTCCCTTTAACCTTTTGTCTTCCTTGACAAGTTATACCGAACTCACTTGGCTTGCTATACCAAACTCGAAGATTCTTGCGCTCAATACGTTGCAGGTTGCTTTCAATCTGTTCGTGGTATTCAGCCAGCACCGTAAGGTCTATCGGATTCAGTGCGCTTTCTACTCGTGATTTCGGTTTGCGATTCAGCGAGAGAATAGGGCGGTTAACTGGTTTTGCGCTTACCCCAACCAACAGGGGATTTGCTGCTTTCCATTGAGCCTGTTTCTCTGCGCGACGTTCGCGGCGGCGTGTTTGTGCATCCATCTGGATTCTCTTGTCAGTTAGCTTTGGTGGTGTGTGTGAGTCGTAGTCCTGAACGAAAACACCCCACGATTGGCTCATTTGCAGCTAATCCGGATTCGCACTTCCGGCCAATGCTTCGTTTCGTATCACACACCCCAAAGCCTTCTGCTTTGAATGCTGCCCTTCTTCAGGGCTTAATTTTTAAGAGCATCACCTTCAATGGTGGTCAGTGCGTCCTGCTGATGGTTTAAAATTACAAAAAAGATTGTATGTTGTAAACAAGAAATATTGTAAGAAAGGGGCATGAAAAACAAACTCCATTGTTTTTAAACGGAAAATAGTTTGTTTTTTGGTTATCGAGATTGAGGTGGGGATTACTGGTTGCAGGTTCCGACTACATCACCAACAAAGGATTTGGTTGATGTAAGTTGTTGCATACCTGGGATGTTCATTACTTTGGAGTAAAGAGCTTTTTTGTTTGTAGTGATTGACCAGGTTTCAACGGTTATTCCTCCTCCAGACTGGTATTCTCCTACCATAGTGTTCGATGACAAAGCAGTGTATTTCATCTCTGGATAGACGCCAGAAACTGATTCATAAACTGATGATTTATCGCCATTTATTGTTACGTGGAAAACGGAATCTTCCGTGCTGTCTTTTGTAAACTCGTAACGATCGCCATTCATTGCCCCGTACCCGTGCAGGTTTGTGACAATCCAGCATTCAGAATTGGCGCTGGTAGTTAAGAGTATTGAGAGTAGCGCCGCAATCCTGATCATACGAATTTTACCCTCGCTTCCACGACAACACCGATAATCTTGCAGTTCCCGTTGATAGGAGTCATAGGCCATGAAGGATTCAGGCCTTTCAGGTACTTCTGCCCGCCATCTATAACCAGTTTCTTGAATGTTGCTTCGTTCGCGTCAGTCAGTTTGGCTACAACAAGGCTTCCATTCACTGGCTCGCGTCCAGTATCTACTAACACCATATGACCTTCAGGGATGCTTTGACCTACAGGTGAGGTCATGGAATCACCTTCAACCTTCAGCCAGAATCCATCGCCTAATAAGTTAACGTCACTGTCATACCATTCATCAATGTCCTTGATATCGTAGGGTTCACAAGCTTCACACCACGAACCAGCTCTAACCATGCTAATCAATGGATATTTCCCTTTGGGCTCAACGTGCCCAACAAATCTAACATTCGAATCGGAGGTGCCATTGAGCAGCCAGTCAACACTTACGCCAAGAGCTGACGCAAGTTCTGGTAAAAAGCGTGGTCGCTTAGTTTTACCGTTTTCGAGCTGCTCTATAGACTGCTGGGTAGTCCCCACCTTTTGAGCAAGTTCAGCTTGGTTAAGTCCAAGCTGAATTCTTTTGCTTTTTACCCTGGAAGAAATACTCATAAGCCACCTCTGTTATTTACCCCCCCCAATCTTCACAAGAAAAACTGTATTTGACAAACAAGATACATTGTATGAAAATACAAGAATGTTTGTTGATGGAGGCGATATGCAAACTCTTTCTGAACGCCTCAAGAAGAGGCGAATTGCGTTAAAAATGACGCAAACCGAACTGGCAACCAAAGCCGGTGTTAAACAGCAATCAATTCAACTGATTGAAGCTGGAGTAACCAAGCGACCGCGCTTCTTGTTTGAGATTGCTATGGCGCTTAACTGTGATCCGGTTTGGTTACAGTACGGAACTAAACGCGGTAAAGCCGCTTAAGACATTCCCGCTCTTACACATCCCAGCCCTGAAAAAGGGCATCAAATTAAACCACACCTATGGTGTATGCATTTATTTGCATACATTCAATCAATTGTTATCTAAGGAAATACTTACATATGGTTCGTGCAAACAAACGCAACGAGGCTCTACGAATCGAGAGTGCGTTGCTTAACAAAATCGCAATGCTTGGAACTGAGAAGACAGCGGAAGCTGTGGGCGTTGATAAGTCGCAGATCAGCAGGTGGAAGAGGGACTGGATTCCAAAGTTCTCAATGCTGCTTGCTGTTCTTGAATGGGGGGTCGTTGACGACGACATGGCTCGATTGGCGCGACAAGTTGCTGCGATTCTCACCAATAAAAAACGCCCGGCGGCAACCGAGCGTTCTGAACAAATCCAGATGGAGTTCTGAGGTCATTACTGGATCTATCAACAGGAGTCATTATGACAAATACAGCAAAAATACTCAACTTCGGCAGAGGTAACTTTGCCGGACAGGAGCGTAATGTGGCAGATCTCGATGATGGTTACGCCAGACTATCAAATATGCTGCTTGAGGCTTATTCGGGCGCAGATCTGACCAAGCGACAGTTTAAAGTGCTGCTTGCCATTCTGCGTAAAACCTATGGGTGGAATAAACCAATGGACAGAATCACCGATTCTCAACTTAGCGAGATTACAAAGTTACCCGTCAAACGGTGCAATGAAGCCAAGTTAGAACTCGTCAGAATGAATATTATCAAGCAGCAAGGCGGCATGTTTGGACCAAATAAAAACATCTCAGAATGGTGCATCCCTCAAAACGAGGGAAAATCCCCTAAAACGAGGGATAAAACATCCCTCAAATTGGGGGATTGCTATCCCTCAAAACAGGGGGACACAAAAGACACTATTACAAAAGAAAAAAGAAAAGATTATTCGTCAGAGAATTCTGGCGAATCCTCTGACCAGCCAGAAAACGACCTTTCTGTGGTGAAACCGGATGCTGCAATTCAGAGCGGCAGCAAGTGGGGGACAGCAGAAGACCTGACCGCCGCAGAGTGGATGTTTGACATGGTGAAGACTATCGCACCATCAGCCAGAAAACCGAATTTTGCTGGGTGGGCTAACGATATCCGCCTGATGCGTGAACGTGACGGACGTAACCACCGTGACATGTGCGTGCTGTTCCGCTGGGCATGCCAGGACAACTTCTGGTCCGGTAACGTGCTGAGCCCGGCCAAACTCCGCGATAAGTGGACCCAACTCGAAATCAACCGTAACAAGCAACAGGCAGGCATGACAGCCAGCAAACCAAAACTCGACCTGACAAACACAGACTGGATTTACGGGGTGGATCTATGAAAAACATCGCCGCACAGATGGTTAACTTTGACCGTGAGCAGATGCGTCGGATCGCCAACAACATGCCGGAACAGTACGACGAAAAGCCGCAGGTACAGCAGGTAGCGCAGATCATCAACGGTGTGTTCAGCCAGTTACTGGCAACTTTCCCGGCGAGCCTGGCTAACCGTGACCAGAACGAAGTGAACGAAATCCGTCGCCAGTGGGTTCTGGCTTTTCGGGAAAACGGGATCACCACGATGGAACAGGTTAACGCAGGAATGCGCGTAGCCCGTCGGCAGAATCGACCATTTCTGCCATCACCCGGGCAGTTTGTTGCATGGTGCCGGGAAGAAGCATCCGTTACCGCCGGACTGCCAAACGTCAGCGAGCTGGTTGATATGGTTTACGAGTATTGCCGGAAGCGAGGCCTGTATCCGGATGCGGAGTCTTATCCGTGGAAATCAAACGCGCACTACTGGCTGGTTACCAACCTGTATCAGAACATGCGGGCCAATGCGCTTACTGATGCGGAATTACGCCGTAAGGCCGCAGATGAGCTTGTCCATATGACTGCGAGAATTAACCGTGGTGAGGCGATCCCTGAACCAGTAAAACAACTTCCTGTCATGGGCGGTAGACCTCTAAATCGTGCACAGGCTCTGGCGAAGATCGCAGAAATCAAAGCTAAGTTCGGACTGAAAGGAGCAAGTGTATGACGGGCAAAGAGGCAATTATTCATTACCTGGGGACGCATAATAGCTTCTGTGCGCCGGACGTTGCCGCGCTAACAGGCGCAACAGTAACCAGCATAAATCAGGCCGCGGCTAAAATGGCACGGGCAGGTCTTCTGGTTATCGAAGGTAAGGTCTGGCGAACGGTGTATTACCGATTTGCTACCAGGGAAGAACGGGAAGGAAAGATGAGCACGAACCTGATTTTTAAGGAGTGTCGCCAGAGTGCCGCGATGAAACGGGTATTGGCAGTATATGGAGTTAAAAGATGACCATCTACATCACTGAGCTAATAACAGGCCTGCTGGTAATCGCAGGCCTTTTTATTTGGGGGAGAGGGAAGTCATGAAAAAACTAACCTTTGAAATTCGATCTCCAGCACATCAGCAAAACGCTATTCACGCGGTACAGCAAATTCTTCCAGACCCAACCAAACCAATCGTAGTAACCATTCAGGAACGCAACCGCAGCTTAGACCAGAATCGAAAGCTTTGGGCTTGCCTTGGTGACGTCTCTCGTCAGGTTGAATGGCATGGTCGCTGGCTGGATGCAGAAAGCTGGAAGTGTGTGTTTACCGCAGCATTAAAGCAGCAGGATGTTGTTCCTAACCTTGCCGGGAATGGCTTTGTGGTAATAGGCCAGTCAACCAGCAGGATGCGTGTAAACGAATTTGCGGAGCTATTAGAGCTTATACAGGCATTCGGTACAGAGCGTGGCGTTAAGTGGTCAGACGAAGCGCGACTGGCTCTCGAATGGAAAGCGCGATGGGGAGATCGGGCTGCATGACTATCAAATCAAATACGCCAGCACACGACAAGGACTGCTGGCAAACGCCGCTTTGGCTTTTTGATGCACTGGATATTGAGTTTGGATTCTGGCTGGATTCGGCAGCGAGCGACAAAAAATGCTCTGTGCGCTCACTGGTTAACTGAGGCCGACGACGCGCTAAATTCTGAGTGGATAAGCCACGGTGCAATCTGGAATAACCCACCGTACAGCAATATCAGGCCGTGGGTGGAAAAAGCCGCTGAGCAGTGCATACAACAGCGACAGACGGTAGTTATGCTTGTGCCAGAGGATATGTCAGTCGGATGGTTCAGCAAGGCTCTGGAGAGTGTCGACGAAGTTCGCATTATCACTGATGGACGGATTAATTTTATCGAACCATCGACAGGGCTGGAGAAGAAGGGAAACAGCAAAGGCTCCATGCTGCTGATTTGGCGACCGTTCATCAGTCCTCGACGGATGTTTACTACCGTATCCAAAGCGGCATTGATGGCGATCGGGCAGGGCGTCAGGAGGGCGGCATGAGGCGACAGCGACGAAGTTTCACCGACATCATCTGCGAAAACTGCAAATACCTTCCAACGAAACGCTCCAGAAATAAACGCAAGCCAATCCCAAAAGAATCTGACGTAAAAACCTTCAATTACACAGCTCACCTGTGGGATATCCGGTAGCTAAGATATCGTGCGAGGAAATGACAATGGATTATTCACAGTTAAGTGATTTTGAAATTAACAGAATGGTAGGAGACATAATTTTTAAAGGCCTTTGGGCAAGTAAACCGGAAACATCAGGGAATAACACCAACAAATGGTATTACGGAAATGCTTATACAACTTTTGAGCCATTAAATCATTTGCCTGACTACTGCAATGATCCGAGCGCTTCATGGCCGATTATTGAGAAATACAGGATTTCTATCTTAGACCAGTTAACTGAATGGTGTGTGGATGCAAAAGGCGTAAGCCCAATATTTGATACCAGACCTCTCCGCGCCGCCATGATTGTCTTTCTCCTGATGCAGGAGGCCAATAATGCTTAGCCCATCTCAATCCCTTCAATACCTGAAAGAAAGCGTCGAGCGGGTATTAACGTGCGCTAACTGCGGTCAGAAGCTGCATGTGCTGGAAGTTCACGTGTGTGAGCACTGCTGCGCAGAACTGATGAGCGATCCGAATAGCTCAATGTACGAGGAAGAAGACGATGAGTGATTTCTCTGAGCTTATTTCCTTCAAAAAAGACAGAGAAGAAATGCGGACTGAATCTGTCTATTACGTTCAACACCGGAATAAACGCTCGGTGCTTGATCAGGAGCTGATTATTACCGGAGACCTGGCATTCAGAACATATAAGGCCAGCATGGAAATGAAGGATTTCCCTAAATGTGGTTCTGAAAGAGAAGCCGCGTTAAAGCTGGCTGAGTGGATGCAGAGAATGGCTGCTGCAATTGAGAATTACTGGAGTGAACCATAATGGCTAACCTACGCAAAGAAGCGCGCGGCAGAGAATGCCAGGTACGTATTTACGGCATATGCAATGGCAATCCTGAAACTACAGTTCTGGCACATTACCGGATGGCTGGAATTTGCGGAGCGGGAATGAAGCCTGACGACCTGATCGGTGCATGGGCTTGTAGCGCGTGTCACGATGAAATCGACCGACGCACCCATAACCTCGACAACAAAGACGCCAGACTTTACCACCTCGAAGGCGTGATCAGGACGCAGGCGATACTGCTGAAGGAGGGAAAGATTAAGCCATGAACGAATATCAGTTTGTGCTTCCATACCCGCCGTCGGTGAATACCTACTGGCGAAGACGAGGAAGCCAATACTACATCAGCGATAAAGGCCAGAAATACCGAAAAGACGTTCAGCAAATCATCCGCCAACTTAAGTTAGACATTTTCACCAAATCACGACTCCGCATCAAAGTCATCGCAGACGTTCCAGACTCCCGCCGCCGCGACCTCGATAACATCCTGAAAGGTTTACTCGACTCCCTTATCCACGCCGGATTTGCGGAAGACGACGAGCAATTCGATGACATTCGCGTAATTCGTGGTGTGAAAGTACCAGGCGGACGGCTTGGAATAAAAATCACCGAACTGGAGAACGTATGAACGCCACAATTCAAACGATACCAGAACTGCTTATACAGGCACGAGGCAATCAGACCGAAGTGGCGAGGATGCTTTCCTGCGCAAGAGGAACAGTGCTCAAGTACAACCGAGACAGAAAAGGCGAGCGTCACGTAATAGTTAACGGCGTCCTGATGGTCAAACAGGGCAAGAGGGGGGAAGACGATGAGACTCGAAAGCGTAGCTAAATTTCATTCGCCAAAAAGCCCGATGATGAGCGACTCACCACGGGCCACGGCTTCTGACTCTCTTTCCGGTACTGATGTGATGGCTGCTATGGGGATGGCGCAATCACAAGCCGGATTCGGAATGGCTGCATTCTGCGGTAAGCATGAACTCAGCCAGAACGACAAACAAAAGGCTATCAACTATCTGATGCAATTTGCACACAAGGTATCGGGGAAATACCGTGGTGTGGCAAAGCTCGAAGGAAATACTAAGGCAAAGGTGCTGCAAGTGCTCGCAACATTCGCTTATGCGGATTATTGCCGTAGTGCCGCGACGCCGGGGGCAAGATGCAGAGATTGCCACGGTACAGGCCGCGCGGTTGATATAGCAAAAACAGAGCAGTGGGGGAGAGTTGTTGAGAAAGAGTGCGGAAGATGCAAAGGTGTCGGCTATTCAAGGATTCCAGCAAGCGCCGCATATCGCGCTGTAACGATGCTAATCCCAAACCTTACTCAACCCACCTGGTCACGCACTGTTAAGCCGCTGTATGACGCTCTGGTGGTGCAATGCCACAAGGAAGAGTCAATCGCAGACAATATCTTGAATGCGGTCACACGTTAGCAGCATGATTGCCACGGATGGCAACATATTAACGGCATGATATTGACTTTTTGAATAAAGTTGGGTAAATTTGACCCAACGATGGGTTAATTCGCTCGTTGTGGTAGTGAGATAAAAAGAGGCGGCGCTTACTACCGATTCCGCCTAGTTGGTCACTTCGACGTATCGTCTGGAACTCCAACCATCGCAGGCTGAGAGGTCTGTAAAATGCAATCCCGAAACAGTTCGCAGGTAATAGTTAGAGCCTGCATAACGGTTTCGGGATTTTTTATTTGGGTCAGTCGTATAAGGTCATTACGGAAGGCTGTTAACCTTCTTATCGTGGTTCGAGTCCACGCTGTCCCGCCAAATATGCTGGTTTAGCTCCAATGGTAGAGCAGTCGCCTTGTAAGCGAATGGGTAGCGGTTCAAGTCCGTTAACCAGCACCATAACTGAGCCGTAGCCACTGGCTGTCCTGAATTCATCAGTGATAGTTACGCTGCGGCCTTCTACACATGACCTTCGTGAAAGCGGGTGGCAAGAAGTTGCGCTAACAACCTCCTGCCGTTTTGCCCGTGCATATCGGTCACGAACAAATCTGATTACTAAACACACTAGCCTGGATTTGTTCTATCAGTAATCGACCTTATTCCTAATTAAATAGAGCAAATCCCCTCAATGAAGGGGTAGAGCATGTACCGTATGGACAAAATCAGAGAATGGTTCAGTTACAGCTTCGGAGGACTGACTGCGATGGGTGGCATTCTCTCCCTGAATGACTGGGCTGTCATCATTGGTATTCTTTGTACTGTCGGCACATTTGGCATCAACTGGTACTACAAGCGCAAAGAGCGCGAGGACAGATTGAATGGCAATGTCACCGGCACTACGAAATAGCGTAATAGCGGCGATAAGTGGCGGGGCTATTGCTATAGCATCTGTGTTAATCACTGGACCGAGTGGTAACGATGGTCTGGAAGGTGTCAGCTACATACCATACAAAGATATTGTTGGTGTATGGACTGTATGCCACGGACACACCGGAAAAGACATCATGCTCGGTAAAACGTATACCGAAGCAGAATGCAAAGCCCTCCTGAATAAAGACCTTGCCACGGTCGCCAGACAAATTAACCCGTACATCAAAGTCGATATACCGGAAACAACGCGCGGCGCTCTTTACTCGTTCGTCTATAACGTGGGCACAGGCAATTTCAGAACATCGACGCTTCTTCGCAAAATAAACCAGGGCGATATCAAGGGCGCATGTGATCAGCTACGGCGCTGGACATACGCTGGCGGTAAGCAATGGAAAGGGCTGATGACCCGTCGTGAGATTGAGCGTGAAGTCTGTTTGTGGGGGCAACAATGAGCATGATTTGCTTTTTCATGGCAGCGTTGCTCGCATTGAATGGCAACGATGCGTGGCCGTGGTTTCTGGCCGTTGGGGTGTTGATGTCATGAGTCGGTTAACCGCGATTATCTCCGCTCTGGTTATCTGCATCATCGTCTGCCTGTCGTGGGCGGTCAATCATTACCGTGATAACGCAATCGCCTACAAAGAGCAGCGCGATAACAAGGCCAGTGAACTGGAGAAGGCGAACGCCACCATCGCTGACATGCGGAAGCGTCAACGTGATGTAGCAGAACTCGATGCCAGATATACAAAGGAGCTTGCTGATGCTAACGCGACTATCGAAAGTCTCCGTGCTGATGTTTCTGCTGGTCGTAAGCGCCTGCAAGTCGCCGCCACCTGTGCAAAGTCAACGACCGGAGCCAGCAGCATGGGCGATGGAGAAAGCCCAAGACTTACAGCAGATGCTGAACTCAATTATTACCGTCTCCGAAGTGGAATCGACAAGATAACCGCGCAGGTTAACTACCTGCAGGAATACATCAGGACGCAATGCCTGAAATAATTTTTTTGCAAATCACAAAGTCAATTTAATGAGCCTCGCGATGCGGGGCTTTTTGCAATAAATGCGTACCGCAACGCATGTTTTTTACACCGAACCTGCCCCTTTGGAATGGGCCTTTGAGGATACCAGTTAGTGCTGGCGAGCCTCGGTGGGCTGGTTTCCTATGCGGCAAAGGTTCATTTCAAATGGTAGGTAAACGTTATGAATATCGTGCCACTTAATTACAAAGGTGAAATTGTCAGTTTCAACACTGATGGTTGGATCAACGTCACAGGTGTTGCTGAGAGATTTGGAAAACGCATTGATAACTGGATGCGTTTGGCAGAAACGCTTGAATACGTTCGTGCTTTAGACGAAGCGTTGACCGGGAAAGAATCTCAAATTTTACATCCCTCACAATCGAGGTATGTAAAAACCAGCAAGGCACGAAAGGACAGGGGTGGTGGTACGTGGCTACATCCAAAACTTTCAGTTGCATTTGCCCGTTGGTGTGATGCTCGTTTTGCTGTGTGGTGCGACCTGCACATTGATAGTCTGCTTCGCGGTGAACTGACTGAGCAGCAGAAATATGAGCAAGCATGTCGCATTCGCGATGACCGGAAATCAAAAGCCAGCAATGGGGCAAGAGAGATGGCTCGCTGGCGATGGGATAAGCCGGTTATTGAAGCAAATGTTGAGTACTGGCGCGAGCAACTGCAGTTGACTCTCGATATCGCGTGCTGATGGCAAACGCAAAACTGCGTTATCGGAAAAATCAAAGCATTACGAGAACTGAGCAACGGCTATCCATTACAAAGCCCATCTACGGGTGGGCTTGATAATGAAACCGGAATTTATTCTTGGCAACCAGTTACGGCAGTACCACGAAACAACCCAAGCCAGTAAGTGGGGAAATAACACTGGCAGCCACTGAAAGATGAACCTCCTGCCTTATGGCAAAAAAGATTCTTTGTTGTGGCGGACTGATGGAAAGACATCGGTTATTGCAGAGGCCATTCAATGAGTGGTCTCGACAATGGCTTATACCCTGCACGGGATAACTTAACTGATATCCCTTTTAACGGATAAACGGAGCCAACAATGGCAGAGCTCACAGACAAACAAGAGCTGTTTGCCCATCCGGATGATGTGTATGTCGGAGAGTGTGTGATTTATACCGGCTACCGGGCAAGTTCCGGATATGTCATCCTTTACCTATACAACAACCGGGTCTGGTGTGGTTATTCGCCTTCCTGGCAATATGATCATCCAGATGGATGTAGGTACAACGGACAGTAACGGATTTTATAATGTGAATATGGGTGTGGCGATGAGCTCATACCAGGTATTTGCAGTAGAAGGCCATGTCTCTGGATGGACAGCCTCCGGCGGTATCTATCAACTCTTAACCGTGTATGGTGCCGAAAAGGTTAACGCAGGGAGCTTTAATGTTCGTTCTGCAACCTGGAGTTCGTCCGACCACAACTTTACTGCGCAGCCAACAGTTTTTAACTGGATTGCTATCGGGAGAGCGTAATGTCTGATTCAGATTTTTTATATAGTGCCAAAAGCAACGCTTTTGTTTTCAAGGAAAGCTCTCTGTTAAAGACGGACGAATACAGTGATGCTGTGCCGGTTGATATGGGTGTTTTCGCCGAATTTTACCCAACAGTTAAAGACGGCATGCGAAGGGTTGCAGGGCCAGACGGCATGCCTGCGTGGGAAAAAATTCCCGAGCCAACTAAAGAAGAACTGTTCGCGCTTAAACTGGCACAGGCCGAGTCAAAGAGAGATGCGTTAATCTCTGCGGCTAACGCATATATAAGCAGCGAACACTGGCCTTCTAAGCTCATTCTGGAGATCATCACCGATGAAGAGAAGGCGACCTTTAAAGAGTGGCTTTCTCATATCGATGCCTTGAAGAAAATGAAGTTTAATGATGAAGCAGCGATATTAAGTGACAGCCTTGAATGGCCGCCACGTCCTGCTACCGCGTCGTAATCTCCTGGCGTTTCAGCGCCGAACGGGCCAGACGGATAAACGGTTTTTCAATTATCCGGTTAGCTGCGAATGCCATCATCAGAGAAGCAACAAGCATGCAGGGGACAAGGACGCCCCAGTGCTTATACTCCCCAATCGGAATAAATTTCTGTACCATCTGCATTACCAGCCAATGACAGAGATAAATGCTATATGTCAGGTCGCCAAGAATTGATAATGCTTTTATCTCTCCCGCCTTTGATTTATCCAGCATCAAAACGCCCACAAAAAATATTGCAGCAAAAAAGAACATTCCTTCTATACCGCTGGTATGGTCTGAGAATGTGAAGAAAAAATAGAAAAATAAAGCCGATGCGAATATTGCTATAGTAATAGCAGTTAAGTTAGGAAGAATTAATTTAAACCTTTCAAATATCATTCCAGACATAATCCCAAACGCAAACTCATAAAACATCGTTGAGCCTGCCAGCCTGATTAGACCATAAAACGGCGAGTCAGCAGGAGGGATAGCGGTGACTGTGCTGTTAAACGACAACCCTCCATTAAACGCAACCTGTAGCACTGCCGGGATTGCAATCAGCAGCGCGATACACAATGAACCTCGATACCGGGTCGTTATTGCAGCGCACATACAGAAAATAGCGTAGAACGATATTTCATAAGTCAATGTCCACGCGGGCGGTAGCAGATTAAATCCAAACGCCGGAGCGGGTAGTGTGTAATCGTTGTGCAGAACCAGAAAACCCCTGGATAATTGTGTGGCAGGCGCAGGTTGCAATAACAACGAAACCAGTAACACAACAAAAAATAGCGGGTATATTCTGGCGAATCGTTTAACAATAAATACCGTTGGTCTGCATTCCTCAGGATTTATTGTTGACCAATAAATAATAAATCCAGAGATAATGAAAAAAATATCAACGCCCACCATGCCATTTGCAAATAAATTAGCAAACCAGCGCGGAGTAAAAAAAGAAAAATGGTACAGCACCACAAGTAGCGCTGCTATTCCACGAAGATACTGGACGGAAAATATTTTATTGTTCATTATGTGGCCCAATTTTCATTGAGCCACAATTATATCAGAAAACCCCCTCAACCCACAACTGGCCATCAAAGCACACCATTCTAAACAGACGTGATGCGGCGTTCCCGCCAGCCGCCACTACCAAATCAGCATCAAATATCGCCATGCCATTAGCCGGGTGGTACAGGTCGCCGACAGCCTGTTTAAGCGTCAGATCACCAGCTCCCGGCGTTGCGCTTCGGACCATCAGATAAAACGAACTCCCGTCCGGGTAAACAGTTGGCAGCGCATTGATTGTCACGTTACCGGATAACCCCTCGGTGAAATAACAATGTCCAGTTTCAGGCCACCAGATTAAATCAGTAGCGTTGATATTGCTCGTTCCCGCTACATCAATGAGCTTGTGGATTTTCCCTGGCTGTAAATCCCCGGAGTTTGCACAGAACAGCGCCGACAGTTGCTGCAATGCGGTTTCACTATCGCGCCAGTTCAGCACATTTGTAATAGTCCCGCGCTTAATTCTGCCGTCAAACAAAACGGGGCGCTCTGGCGTGAACGTCACGAAGTCTTTCGTGTCTACAAAATAAGTCCATTTTTTTGTGTCGAAAAAATCCGCATAGATTCTGATCGTGCCGTCCGGCAAATAAACCAGCGCCGGGCCTTCCGCCGCCTGAGTAAACGGAATTACTGATAATTTCGTGAACTGTCCTGAGAAACAATTTGAACAATACACCTCAATTTTTTTGGTGATTTCATCTTTTATTGTCAGGTAATACGTCTGGAATATTCTGGAAAAAACAGAATCAATCATGTTTTTTGGTTCGATATTTACCGCAACCGGATCGTAAAACTCCAGTCTCTCAACATCAGAACAGACAGAATAGAATGTTTTAAAACTTTTGACATTTACACCTTTACTGTCAGTCTGATCGTTGTAATAACGCAGGCTGACTATCAGGAACAGATTTTCGTCATCAACAAACCATTCAGGAGCCCACACGTCAGTGGTCACCAGATCTGAACCCGGTAATCGTTTCCCACAGACTGGCGTATCGCCAAGCTTAATTCGTACCAGTTCCCACACGGTTAAATCACGTGAGCGCCAGCAATCGACGTCATAAACGTTTTCTGTATATCCTGATACGGCTATTAACCACCAACCGTTGTGATAAATAATTGATGGGTCTCTCCCTAAAACTTCTCCAGTTCCACCAATAGCCCAAAGGAATTGAGCCTTTATTTTTTCGAATCGTTCTCCATCATAAGATAATGCCAGGTTTACTTTTGAGCTTTGGTCACTTTCAAAAAAAGAACCAACAAACAGCGCGGAATTATTTTTCACGATGATTTACCGATTGGATATTTATATTTAAAGACAATTTAAATTTATAATAAATGTCCCAAAATTGCTCACTATTTGGTTATGGGAAATAACGATCAAAATCTTCAAATCGATCGGTTGCAACGATCAAAATCCATGCATTGGTACTGTATGTACATACAGTGCCAATGAGGTGAGTTATGGTTGCCATGTCACAGTTTCCCAGCCCTGCTGCTGATTACCACGAGGATGCGATCTCACTCGACAAGGAGTTGATACGAAAACCAGCGGCGACATTCTTCATCCGTTACGCTGCTACATCATGGCGGGAAGGAATCAAGAGAGGTGCTCTGCTGGTCATGGACACATCGCTGACTCCGGTAGACGGAAGCCTGGTGATTTGTCATCTGAATGACCAGATACGGCTGTTGCGTCTCAGGCTGCTGCCAAAGGTGCACCTGGAAGAACTGGACCACGCTGATAAAAAGACATGGATAACTGACGACGATTGTGAGGAACGAGTCGTAGTGAAGGGGGTGGTGACGTACATCATCAATGACGCGCGGACTGGTGAGTTTGATGACTACCCGCTGAAGTGA